CGCCTAGGTATCTACTACAAAGGCGTACATAACAAAAGCGAAAACACCTTTACTTATAACGGCTGTACTATATCGTTTCTGTCTGTAGACGAACCACAGAAAATACGCGGTAGAAAGCGCCATATATGTTTTATAAACGAAGCTAACGAACTGCACTACGAAGACTTTAGACAGCTAAATATGCGTACAACAGAACAGCTTATAATTGACTTTAACCCTTCTGACCCTGTACACTGGCTATATACTGAACTAATAGATATAGAGCGCGACGACGTCGAAACGTGGATAACAACCTATAAGGATAACAACTTTCTACCAGCAGAACTAGTACGCGAAATAGAATTACTAAGGGAACGCGACCCAGACTACTGGCGCGTCTTTGGCGAAGGGCAGCGCGCTGTATTTAGTAGCCGCCAGATATTCCAGAACTGGACCCAGATACCTTACGCTGAATTCCCAGACTTAGACTACCACCTAGGTTTAGACTTTGGCTTTACGAACGACCCTACAGCTATACTTAAAGTAGCTAAGAAAGGTAACAAGCTATACGTACACGAACTGCTATATAAGACTGGCTACACTAACCGCGATATAGCGGACTTTCTAAAGGCGCAAGGGTTAAACCATACGCTTACATTTTGCGATAGCGCCGAACCTAAAAGTATAGTAGAACTTAAACAAATGGACTGCCTAGCTAAGCCAGCTGTAAAAGGCGCTGGTAGTATAACCGCTGGTATAAGTCTACTAAAGGAATTCGACGTAATAATAAGCCAGGAAAGTACTAACCTAATCAAAGAACAACAGAACTACTACTGGCAGCAGCTAAAGGACGGTACGGTAATAAATACGCCAAGTGATAAGCATAACCACCTTTGCGACGCGCTTCGCTACAGTACATATAGTTTATATAAGAACCGTAACGACTTTTTTGTAATTTAAAAATAGTAAATTTGTAAAAAATTAAGTATGGCTAGCCTATTAGACAGAATTTCAAAACTTATAACAAAGAACGCCCAACAGACAGCAGCCGAATATAACCGCGCTATATACCAGTACTTAGGCGAAAGTATTTTATGGAACCCAGAAAATGACAGAAGCTATATTGACGAAGGCTACCGTAAGAACGCTACAGTATATTCGCTGGTAAATATTATAACTAAGGCGGCTACTACTATACCCTTCCAAGTCTACGAAAAACAAAGCGAAAACGATTTAAAACGCTATAAGGCGCTAACAAGTGGCACGCTAGATAGTAGCACTATGTACCAGGCTAAGATGCTACAGAAGAACGCGCTAGTAGAAGTTAAAGACACCGCACTACACCAGCTGCTAGACAGGCCAAACGCGGCTCAGTCTTATAACAGCTGGCTAACTGAACTAATAGCTTTTGGTAAACTAACTGGTAACCGTTACGTTTACGGTATAGGACCAGACAACGGACCTAACCAAGGTAAGTATACTGAACTATATATACTGCCCAGCCAAGTAGTAGAAATAGTATCTAACGGTATTATGCAGCCAGTAAAAGAATACCGTATAGAGTACAACGGACAGTACAGTATGGACGCCGACTGCGTACTTCATATAAAAGACTTTAACCCATACTACGACGGTACAGGAAGCCACTTATACGGTCAAAGCCCACTACGCGCTGGTCTTAGAAGTTTAACAACAAATAACGAAGCTGTAACTACAGGGGTTAAATATCTACAGAACCAGACCGCTAGGGGTGTACTTATGTCCGAAGAAGGCGACCTAAACGAAGTACAGGCGCAACAGTTAAAGGATAAATTCAGACAGCAGTACCAAGGTAGTAACAACGGCGGCGACGTTATTATAACACCTAAGAAACTAAGCTGGGTAAACTTTGGTTTAAACGCTTCTGACGTCTCACTAATAGAACAATACAACGCGTCTATAAAAGATATTTGTAACATATTTAACGTGCCTGTACAGTTACTAAACAATACAGAAGCTAGCACGTATAACAATATGAAAGAAGCCAAAAAGGCTTTATACCAGAACGCTGTTATACCAGAACTAGTAAAACTACGCGACGAACTGAACCGCTGGCTGGTACCAATGTACGGCGATAACCTATATCTAGATTTTGACTTTACAGCTGTACCAGAACTACAAGAGGAAAACGACAAAGTAGTACAACAGCTTAGTAGCGCCTGGTGGATAACACCAAACGAAAAACGCGCCGTTATGAACTACGGCAAAGACGAAGACACGCCAGCTATGGACGACTACTATATACCTAGTAACCTACTACCAGTAAGTAACCAGGATATAGAAATACCAGAACCAGCGCCTATGGCTGTAGATATTGAAGAAGAAAAAAGGCTAATAAAAGAAGCGCTTAAAGATATTACAGTAGACGCTGAAACTGTAGAAACTAAAAACGAAATAAGCGACAAACTAAACGCCGCACTAGAAAAAAAAACTAACGACCATAACAAAGAAGTAGGCGACGACGAAAGCAAGCGTACTACTGTAGGTAAACTATACGAAGTATATAAACGCGGTGTAGGCGCCTACAGAACTAACCCAGATAGCGTTAGACCAACAGTACAAAGCCCTGAACAGTGGGCTATGGCGCGCGTAAACAGTTATTTATATGCGCTTAAAAATGGTAAGTTTAGGGGTGGCAAACACGATACAGACCTACTACCAGCTGAACACCCAGAAAGCAGCAAAGAAACTAGCAAAGCAGAAAGCTACGACGACTACCCACAGGCAGCTACTAACAACGCTAAGCGTATGCTAGGCTGGATAGATAAATACGGTAGGGACGTAGTAACCGCTGGGACGAATGTAGGGCTAGCCAGAGCGCAGCAATTAAGCAGCCGCGAACCAATTAGCTTAGATGTTTTAAAGCGCACTAGAAGCTATTTAGAACGCGCCAAAACGTACAGTACTGTAGACGATAAACTAAAAGACGAACCCTGGCTAGATAACGGTTTTGTAGCTTACAACTTATGGGGCGGCGAAGCTATGCGAGTATATGCAAACAAAAAGCTAGCTGAACTAGAAGACAATGCCTAAACAACTGCTAACTAAACAGTTTAAGCAAGTCTGGCAAACGTCCGTAGAACGTGAACGCGGTAAAATGGAACGCCAGTATATAGCTAAGCTACGCAAATGGTATAACGCCGAATACGCTAAAGGCGTCCAGCAGTTTGTAGACGAAGGGCGTATAATAGTACAGGGCTTATTCCCTGTAGCTTTTTTGTCTAAATTATACGAAGAATACTACGAAGAAACAGGGCTACACTTTGCGAACTGGTATTTTAAGAACTATAAGAAATTTGTAAAGAAACAAAGCGCCGACCAATACCAAAACCAATGGCGTACAAGTTTTGCTAGCTATGGCGCTGCGGTAGCTAAGACTAACGTAACACTAGTACAGGGTACAGCGTTAAAAACCCTTATAGCCCTTACAACTAAACTAAGCCGCGATCCAGAATTTATGGCTGTAGGCGCAGCTGAACAAGCGCGTATATTACGGCGTCAATTCGACGGCTATAGTCAATACCAAGCCGAACGCTTTATACGTACAGAAACCACCGCTATAAGTAATAAGGCTATACTAGAAAGCGCTACTACTATATTCCCAAAAGACCAGCTACAAAAAGAATGGTCTACAGCACTAGACGGACGCGAACGCGCAAGCCATAGGGCAGCAGACGGTCAGACAGTACCATACGACCAGCCTTTTATAGTACAAGGCGAAGAACTAATGGAACCAGGCGACAGACGCGGCAGCGCTAGTAACGTAATTAACTGTAGATGCGTCCCTATACCAGTACCTATAGAAGACGCTGTAGCTGTAGAAGGTTTGGAAAATATAGGCGTACAGTTAGCTGGCGAAAACCTAACTGGTGGACTAACAGCCGCAGACGTAGCAAGTATAGCCACTACTATAGGCGCAACAAAACCAAAACCTAAGCCAAGGTACAGCGGACCAGACCAAGGCAAAGGCGAACCGCTAGGCGACTATCTAAAGCGCACAGAACACCCAGGATATAGCACCTGGCAACAGTTAGACAAATTAGAAAAAGAAGGCTACGACGTAGGTAACTTAGAATTTACTAAACTATTGCAAAAAGACGTAAACCTATTACTTACAAATAGTAGTAGCTACAGCGACGTATGGAACCAAGTAAAACTAAATACCCAGCGTTTTGGTAAGGACGTTAAAACTATAGTAGCGCACGAATACGGACACGCAATACATAACCAACTAGGCTGGGCTAAAAAGGGCGCTAGTACAAACAAAATAGTTTTAAAGTATTTTGAGAAATACCAAAAAGACTTAGGTGTAGGAATGGGCGGTCCTAAAATTACAGCGCTTAAAAACAACTTAAATAAAAACTTAAAACTAAGTAGCGAAAAATTTAAAGAACTGCGTAAAAAATTTCCTAACCTAACAGATAAACAGTATAAGGAATACTGGACCGATACCGCTGACTTTTTAGGCGCTATTACTAGAAACGAAGTAGGCTACGGACACACTAACCTATACTATAATTCTTACTATAAGCAGCACGCTGAATTTTTAGCACACGTAGCCGAAAATTACTATAATGGAAACCCAGTATTTAAGGCTATGTTTCCAAAGATATACGACGAAACTATACAACTTTGGGACGAACTAATAAAAACTATATAATGGAAAAACTAGCAAAACTTATAGAAAAATACGAAGCGCTACACCCAGAACTAGAAACGCCACTAAACTACTTAAATGTTTTAGGCGCTGAACAGTTAGAAGAATTACTAGACAAAGCGCTAAAAGAAAACCTAGTACTAGAATATATAGACGAAGGCGAAAACACCCTAGACGGTGGCGAAGTAACACTAATAAAAAAACCGTAAATTTGTACAAATTATTCTAATATGAGTATTTTATTTAAAAGCGCGCCACTAGGCGAACTAGTAGACGCTGACGAAAAAAAAGGTATTGTAAAAGGGTACGCTAGCTACTTTAATAACAAAGATAGCGACAGCGATATTATACGCCCTGGTGCATACGCAAAGACTATTAAAGAAAATGGACACCGCGTAAAATACTTATACCAGCACAATATGGCGCAGCCACTAGGTAAAATGGTAGAACTAGTAGAAGACGACAAAGGTTTAATGTTTACAGCTGAAATAGCCAAGACTACACTAGGTAACGACGTTATCGAACTAATGAAAGCTGGCGTAATTACTGAAAACAGCGTAGGTATTCTACCAATGCAAAAGGAAAACAAAATGGACTACCGCGAAATAACGGAAGTAAAGCTATACGAAGTAAGCGCTGTAACACTAGCGGCTAACGACCAAGCTAAAATACTAGACGTTAAAGGCGAAAAAACCCAGGAAAATATTTTAAAAAGATACGATGCACTAGCTAAACTTGTACGCAAAGGCGATATAAGCGACGAAA